ATCACCATAAGTTGTTACACCATAGTCCGGTTGCTGATATACCATTTGTGGTCTTTTCTGGCTATCCAGAACCGCATTTTTGGCGGGGAGCGTCAGTAACAGACCTGACAATGGATGTCCAACTGGTGAAGTCGAGTATTCTACGGAATATGTTGGATTCTCTCGCAAAAGCAATCCATCCAGACACAGCAATTATTGAAGGACAGGTCAATATTGACGATGCTCTTTCTAATAAGGTTGGAAAACTTATAAGAACGAGATCAGCAGGTGCAATTCAGGAGTTGAATAAGTCCTTCAATGGTAAGGAAGCATTTCCGATGCTGGATTACATGGATCGGATGAAGGAAGACCGCACTGGAATGAGTAAGGCTTCAATGGGTCTTGATCCAGATGCACTCCAAAGCACTGAAAAAAGCGCAGTTTCCGCTACTATGGCGAGTTCTCAGGCACAGATAGAGTTATTGTGCAGGGTCTTTGCTGAGAATGGTATGAAACCATTATTTAAGAAGATTTTGAAGCTCTTGCACAACCATCAAGAGAAAGCTCGCATGGTTCGCTTGCGTAACACATGGATACCTATTGATCCTAGATCATGGGACATTGGAATGGATGTTTCAGTGAATGTTGCATTAGGAATGGGTACTACTCAGGAGCGTATGCAGATGCTCTCTGGACTTGCAGTAAAACAGGAGAAGATTTTACAGGAGCAAGGTTCAACGAATCCTTTTGTTACAAATGAGCAGTATCATCATACATTATCTAAGATGACGGAACTCTCTGGATTTAAAGACACGCAATCCTTCTGGAGTAACCCGAAAGATTTTCAACCACCTCCACCTGAAGAACCTGAACCAACAGCAGATGAAATCTTTGCACAAGCACAAGCAGATAAGGTTCGTGCAGATATTGAGTTAGATAAGCAGAAGTTCGGTCTTGACCAAGAAAAGATGATCCGTGATGATGACTTACAGAGAGACAAGCTGGACTCTGACGTAGGTATGAAGCAGAAGGAGATGGAGAATAAGTACAAGACGACGATTGACATGACCGAAATAAAAGGAAATATGGAGAAGGATCGTGAGAAGATTCGTGCAGAAGCACAGCAGAGAGTGCAGGAACAGCAGATTGCACAGCAACAGATGATGCAACAGATGCAGTTACCTCAAGAGATGTCTCCTACTAATATGGAACAAGTTCCAGAAGAAGGAATGGCAAACTAAATGTCTAAGAAAAGAAAGAGTGCGACTCCTAAGTCTATAGAGGAGAGAGTCGCACAAGGGAACGAAGCGGAAACGCTTCTAAAGTCTCCAGTATTCGCAGAAGCGTGTGACTTACTGGAGGAAAAATACATTAACGCATGGATTTCTTCTGGAATCGGTGATGAGGAGAAACGTGAGCAGTTTTATTTATCTCTCAAGGTTCTCTCTGAAGTGAAGCTGGAAATCGAATCCATGATTAATAGCGGAAAGATCGCAAAACAACTAATTTAGCATTTGAGGAGATTACTCATTCCTTTTTGGGAACAAGAGTGATGTCCTGAACTGCTAGAAAGAAAGCATGGCAGAACAAGAAGTAGTCGAGGGCAATAGTCTGGTTATCGGAAATGCGCTTGATGACGCAACTGTAGCATGGGGAAAAGAACTGTCCTCTGAAGATGGTGAAGAATCATTAGAAGAACAAGCAGAAGAATCCCCCGATGAGTCTGAAGAATTAGAATTAGACTCAGAAGATGTGCAGGATGAAGAAGAAGACGAAGACTTGGATGAAGTAGAATCAGACGTACAGATGTTTAAGGTACGTGCTGATGGTGAAGAACTAGATGTCTCACTTGACGAGTTGATCTCAGGATACTCACGCCAATCATCGTTTACTAAGAAGTCTCAGTCACTTGCAGAAGATCGCAAGTCGTTTGAGAACGAAATTGCAGAAGCAAGACAACTCCGATCACAAGCAATCGAAGCACTTGAATCCGCAAAAACTGCACAACCTCAAGTAGCCCAAAAAGATTCCCAATACTGGCAAGATTTAAAAGACTCTGATCCAATGCAGTTTATGTTGGAGCGTGATGAGTTGCGTGAAGCTCAGATGCAGGATCAAATGCGTGAACAACAGATTAGTCAGTTGAAAGCGCAGGAGAATGCAGAGCAACAGGCAAACTTGGAAAAATACATTGCATCACAGAGGGACAATCTTAGTACGTTGATCCCTGAGTGGTCTGATGAAAAAGTCGCAAAAGCTGAAAGAAAAGCAATCGTAGAATATGGAAAAAACATAGGCTTCACAGATCAAGAACTGAATGAAGCGTATGACTCCAGAGCAGTCGCAACTATGCGTAAAGCAATGCTCTACGATAAATTAGCCAAAAAGCGAGGTACTTTAAAGCCAAGTCATCGTTCAAGCATGAAGGCAGGTTCACAGTCAATAAATCCCAGTAGTACGAAATCTAAGAAGGCATCGGAAAGATTACGCAAGTCTGGCAAAGTCGAAGATGCACAGGCAGTTTTTTATAACATGATTCGTTCATGATTTTTCAATAATCCTTAATAATAAGAGGGACTTATGGCTATCGTTGCCAATACTTACCAGACATATCAAGCCATTGGGCGCAGGGAAGATTTGTCTAATACAATTTATAATATTGCGCCAAGTGATACACCATTCATGTCAATGATTGGTAAAGCGAAAGCGACAAACACACTAGCAGAGTGGCAGACTGATACTTTGGCAAGTGCGTCATCAAATGCTCATATAGACGGAGATGACTATGCTTACACTGCTGTGACACCTACAGTAAGACTTGGGAACTACACCCAAATCTCACGAAAGACTGTCATAGTTTCTGGTTCTCAGCAAGCGTCTAATAACGCAGGTCGTGATTCAGAAATGGCATATCAGTTGTCACTGAACTCAAAAATGCTCAAGAAAGACATGGAATTAGCCTTAACAGGTAACGTAGCAAAGGCCGTTGGAGCCACTGGTACTGCTCGTAAATCCGGTGGTCTTGAGACATGGCTTATCACGAACACCTCCAGAGGTACTGGTTCTCCAGCAGGTGCTAACCCTTCTGCAAACTCTGGTTCAACTGCAACTGACGCACAAAATAAACGTGCCTTAACAGAAGCACTTTTGAAGACTGTGATTCAGTCAGTTTACACTCAGGGTGGTGATCCAACGACTGTCATGGTCGGCCCTGTTAATAAAGGGAAAATCTCTGGTTTTGACGGACGTTCAAGCGCAAGACAAATGATTGCAAAAGATGCAATTCAAGGTGGAGCGCATTTGTACAGTTCTGACTTTGGGGAATTGAAAATTATTCCTTCAAGGATTTCCAGAGAGCAATCCTGTTTCGTTCTTGATCCTGAGTATTGGAAAGTTGCATATTTCCGTGACTTCAAACAGGAAGAAGTGGCAAAAACAGGTGACGCAATCAAACGTGCGCTTTTAGTTGAGTACACACTGATCTCCGCCAATGAGAAGGCTTCAGGGATCGTTGCGGATTGTACCATAACATAGTTTATGGCACTATTACCTTCTAAAAAAAGGTTATTGTCTAGGTCGCAGGGGAAGGAAGAAATCTTCTCCTACGACCAACACGATAAGACCTTTACGATAGAACACAAAGAGGATGTCCAGCCTCTAATTGAGATTGCAAAGGATATGTCTGACTTGCAACCTTCAAAAGATTGGAAACTCTCTGCTGTAATACCTCAATTTGTATTAGACCGGAGTTTTCGTGAAAAATGGACGCAGAAAGATTGGAAGAAGTGGGCTAATAATCACGATAACAAGGCATTCAGGGTATGGAAGGGAAGACTCTAAATGGCATTAAGTAATTACACAGAATTGCAAGACAGCATAGCTGATTTCTTAAATAGATCAGATTTAACTTCTGTGATACCTGACTTTATCACTATGTGTGAAGCAGACCTTAATAGGACTCTGAGGGTACGAGATATGTCCATTAGAAGTCGTGCGCCAATCAATAGTCAGTATGTGAAACTACCTGCTGACTTTCTAGGAATGCGTAATATTGATCTATTGACTGATCCTGTTACTCCTTTAACTTACAAGAACCTGCAAAATCTGGATATTCATAGAGCAGGTGACTCTACTGGAAAACCACTGTATTATTCTGTAATGCAGGACTCAATTGAGTTCGCACCTGTGCCAGATGGAGATTACACAATAGAGATCGTGTATTACCAGAAGATTCCAGCGTTATCTTCAGCAGATACAGATGGAGTCAACTGGTTACTTACAGACCATCCAGATGCGTATTTATACGGATCATTGATGCACTCTGCTCCATATCTCCAAGCAGATGAACGTATTGGTCTTTGGGCTGGAAAATATAACCAGATTTTAGAGCAAATTAAAAAATCGGATGAGCAAGCCAAATTCTCTGGTTCTACTCCATCCATATCATTTACACCATTTGGATAAAATATCATGGCAGGACTAACGAATTATCTTGAAGACAAAATATGGAATCACGTTTTCGGATCAACAACATACACCAAACCTACTAACTGGTATGTTGGATTATTGACAGCAACTCCATCGGATTCTGCTGGTGGTACGGAGGTTTCTGGTGGCTCATACGCTAGGCAAATTTGTGCATTCACGATCACTGGCACAGGTACGGCCCTTGCCACGAATACAAGTGCTATCACCTTCCCAACTGCTACTGCTGATTGGGGGATAGTCGGTTGGGTCGGCATTTATGATGCTGTTTCTTCAGGAAACTTGGTGGCATATCAAAATCTGCAAAAGTCGGATTTTTCCACTACTACTACGAAGACAGTAAACGATGGTGACATCTTTAAGTTCAATGCTTCCACGATTAAGATAACTCTCGACTGATGGATACAGGACTAGGTTTTGGTGGTGCAAAATTTAGCGAGGGAACTTTTGGTAAAGGTGTCATGCAAGCGTTTGCTGATGCTGATGCTACCACCGCAGTTTCGTCTTTCGGAATAGCAGTCTGGGAAAGTCCACACTCGGAGGTTGAGTCAGAGTCAAGCCTTACCGATTTTGGTGGATTATTGAAAGGCGGAACGACATCAATATACGCTTCAACAGTTACTGAGGATCGTCCAAACTTCATTTGGGCTGGTTTTGGAAGTGATTCAATCCCTACAGAAGTTTCAATTTACGGATTCATCGCATGGGACGGACAAATTGTTTCGGATTCAACATGGACAACACAAATAATAGACTAAATCATGGCAACTACAACTAATTTTGCAGTAGAAAAACCCACTGTTGGCGGATACCGCAACACATGGGGTGGTACACTCAATACTGGACTCGACAAACTTACGGAGTTGCTTGCTTTAGCACTTCCGATTGGATCAGTTCAGATGTATACCAAAGGAAATGGTACTGCACCAACTGCAACCACCAATGGAGGGACTTGGTTAGTCTGTGATGGTTCTGCATTAATACAAGCTAATTATCCAGATTTATACGGAGTGATTGGAATAACTTACGGAAATGGAGGTAATGCTTCAACTCATTTCAATCTTCCAGATTTACGAGCAAGAGTTCCGATTGGTTATAATGCGTCCGTCATTGATAATGGTTCTGTTAATGTAAGGTCTGCGAGAGCAATTTCGACAACTACAGGAGGTACAGAAACGCACATTCTGACAGATACACAAATTCCGAAACACCAGCATCCAATCACAGATAATGGTCACATACATCCGATTGATGCTACCACGACTCATTACCATGTTGGTGATCAGACAGGGGGTAAAACCGGAATGAAATCACTCGTAATAACTGATGATGGTCATTCTCATACTGCGGAATATGTTAATGATTGGTCTAGTGGTTCTGGAACATATCGACTTGATATTGATTCTGCTGGTGGGGTAGATGGCACATGGACATCAGACCCTGCAGACACTGGAATCACCATTGCAGACCACGACCATAGTTTGAC